CAAATGAGATCCAAAGAATAAATATTTTAATTAACAGAACTAGAGAAGAAATTGCTATGCATTATGTTTCAAAATCAGATAATGAAAGAGATATGGATATGTTAATTAAGAGATTTGATAAATTAGAAGAAAAATTAGATCAGGTGTTAAATGGATAAAGAAACTGAAATCAGAGAAGGTTTAGAGGCAGAAAACATTTTAAAATCTGATGTTTTTAAAAAAACTTTTATTAATTATAAAAATGAATTAATAGAAACATGGGAACAGACTTCGCCAGAGGATGTAGCTCTCAGAGAGAGTATCTATAAGGCAATACAAATCTTACCAGAGGTTGAAAGACACCTCAGGATCATCATCAACAATGGGAAAATTACTACTCAACAAATTGAAAAAATGAGTGGTGTTTTCAAAATATAACTTTTTTAACCTGGATAGCTTTAGATTAAAAGTTAGAAAGGTTAAAATACAAACTATTGAGGTATGAATATGTCCAATAACGAAAATGAAACGATTGGATCTCAAACTGAAATGCAAGATGCAGTTCAATCCTTCGAGGAACTTTTAACTCCTGATGATGAAAAGGAACAAGTTGAAACCCCTGAGGAAGAAATAGCAGAAAATCAAGTTGAAGAAGTTGAGGCTGAGGATCTAGATCCAGAACAGGATCTCCAGGAAACCGAAGAAGAAACAGAATTTGACGAAGATCAATCAGAAGAAGATGATATTGAAACTGATGATGAACAGGAACTTATAACCATCAAAGTTGATGGGGAAGAAATTGAAGTCAGCCTGGATGAATTAAAAAGTGGATATAGTCGGCAGAAAGATTACACGAAAAAGACACAAGAAGTTTCTAATCAAAGAAAAGATCTTGAATTAAAAACTCAAGAAGTTTCTAAGAAAGAAATGGAAATGTCTGAGGAAAGAGCTTTATACAAAGAGTTATTACCAAAAATGCAATTAATGTTGAAAACCAACATGAAAGCTGAGCCAGATTGGGCACAACTTATTGATGAAGATCCTCAAGAGTATTTAAGGCAGAAACAAAAGTGGGAACAGCAAGGAACTACTTTGAACTTTATAGATGCTGAGCTCGAAAGAACTAAAAATGAGGCCCTCCAGGCTGAATTAGATCTTATCGAACAGCAAAAAAATGAGGCTAAAGTAATAATTGCAGATAAGATCCCTGAGTGGAAAGACGATAAAACAGCAGAAAAAGAGGTTAATGAAATCTCTGAGTATGCCAGATCTCTTGGCTTTACAAATGAGGAACTCTCCCAGGTTTATGATGGCAGACTTGTAGTTTTACTAAGGGATGCCTGGCAACACAGCAAAACTAAAAAAGCTGTAGCTAAAAAACCTAAAGAGTCAGCATCAAGAAGAGTCGCAAAACCAGGCACAGCTACTAAGCCAAAAGGTAATATTAATCTTAAAAAAGCTCAACAAAAACTAAGGCAATCAGGCAAAGTTTCTGATGCCACAAAAGTTTTTGAACAATTAATTTAAACTTTTTTTAAGAGGATAAAATCATGGCAAAAATTACGAATGCTTATGACACTTATTCAGCGACTACAAATAGAGAGGCTCTGGCTAATACTATCTTTAACTTAGATCCAACTGCTACTCCATTTATGTCTGCAATAGGTACAAAAAATGTGTCCAATGTCACTTTTGATTGGAGCACAGAAAATCTCCCTAGCATATCTGCTACAGGAGAATTAGAGGGATTTGAGATCTCTAGAGCGGCCGCAACTCCTGTTGTTCGTCAATCTAACGTATGTCAAATCAATTCAGTAAATGTGACAGTCACTAATTCACAGAACTCTATGGATGTGGCTGGTAAAAGATCTGAAATGGCACATCAAATGGCTTTACTTTCCAAAGCTCTAAAAAGAAATATGGAAACTGCTATTTGTCAAAACCAGGCTAAAAATTCTGGTAATGCGACAACGGCCAGAGCTACCAGATCTTTTGAGGCATGGCTTTCAAGCAATGTGTCTAGAGGTACAGGTGGAGCTAATGGATCTGCCTCGGCCGCGGCCACAGATGCTAGTTCTGGAAACCAAAGAGCATTAACTGAAACTTTGTTAAAAGGTGTACTCCAATCTATGTTCACTAATGGGGCTGAGCCAAACATGGCAATAGCTGGCCCACATAACAAACAAGTGATCTCTGGATTTACAGGTAGATCTAACACTAGACAAAATATAGACAGCGATACTGTATCTGCATCTATAAGTTTGTATGCATCTGACTTTGGAACTTTGCAAATTGTTCCATCTAACAGATCAAGAGATAGATCTTTACTATTAATAGATCCTGAATACTTGAAACATGCATTTTTGAGAACTTTCCAAACAATAGATATTTCAACTATTGGGGATGCTGAAACAAAAATGATAGTAGCTGAACATGGACTAGAAGTGAGCTCAGAACAAGCTCATGGAATAGTTGCTGATTTAACTACTTCATAATCAATTTAGGGGAGGGGCTTAGCCTCTCCCCATTTTGAGATCAAGTATGAGCAAAGTGACAACTGTTATAGCCCACAAGCATAATTTAACTACCTCTTTGGTTAGTGAAGATGATGCTGGAAAAACTATTTCAACTCAGGACATAACCAAGACTTTAGAATTTGCCAAGCATCTAGGAGATACAAATAATTTTGCTCCTGGAAAAGATCTTAGGCATGTTGCAGAAGTTCCCCTGGTTATTTATGAGAAGGCAGTTTTAGAAGGATGGGCAAATGACAAAGATGCCTGGAAGAGATGGTTGAATGCTCCAGAGAATAAACCATTTCGTACCTGGCCTGGGAAAATCTAATGACTTATGATGAATTAAAAACAAGAATAGCTGACTATCTAAACAGATCGGATCTTGGAAGTGTGATTGATAGTTTTATTGATCAAGCTGAGTCTGAAATTAACAGAAAATTAAGACACAAAGATATGATCAAAAGATCTACAGCAGTTTTGGATAATCAATATTCGCAACTGCCTGGAGATTGGTTAGGAGCAATAAATGTGGATCTGCAAACAGGAGATCCTGTTCCATTGTTTCAAAAATCTTTAGAAAGTTTAGATCTATATAGAAACAGTATTCAAAACACATCAGGTCAGCCTAAGTATTTTGCGATTGATGGAGATACCCTTGAGGTATGTCCTACTCCAGATCAGAGTTATACAATCCAAATGACTTACTATGCTGAGATCCCAGCTTTAAGCTCAACAGTATCAGAAAACTTTTTGTCCAGGACAGCTCCAGATGTTTATCTTTATGGAGCTCTCAAACATGCCTCTGTTTATTTAATGGAGGATGAAAGGATCCAATTTTTCGCTGGGCAATTTGAAAAAGCATTAGAAGAATTAAGGATCCAACAACAGCAAGGAGCCTTTGGTAAGGGATCTCTCTTAGTAAGAAAGAGAACTTATGGAGGCAAAACTAAACCACAATATTATTACAAGTCTTAATTACCAAGGAGGTACAAAATGGCTGGATTTTCGGATTATTTAGAAACAAAAGTTCTAGATCATGTTTTTGGAGGAACTTCTTATACAGCTCCAACAACTTTATATGTTGCTCTATATACAGCGGCCCCAACTGATACAGGAGGAGGCACAGAAGTTTCAACTTCTGGAACTGCTTATGCAAGGCAAACAATTACTTTTACAACTTCTGGTGGAACTACATCAAACACATCTGCTGTTGAATACAGCACAGCAACTGGCTCTGGTTTCGGAACTGTAGTTGCAATGGGAATTTTTGATGCAAGTACATCAGGAAACTTATTAGCTTATGGAACTTTGACTACATCTAAATCAGTTTCGGCTGGAGATGTATTTAGGTTTAATGCATCAGCGATTGATATAACTCTTACATAAGGAGCTTAAATGAGCTCAGTAGGATATGGAGATTTCCATTGGGGTAGATCCCATTATGGAACTCCACAATATGAAGTGGCGAGTTGCACTATTTCTGCATCTAGTGGAAGTAGTGTTTCGCCTACTGTTCAATTTAACCTACAAAATGAAACAATAAATGCACAATCAGGGCTCTCAGGATCTATAAATATAAAAGTACAGCCCACAGCTACATCTAATGGAGTTTCCTCGCTGATAGCAGAAATGAGGAGAATAAAATTAGGTATTCCATTAGAGCTCCTGGAAAATTCAGGATCTCTATCACATGGAACACAAGTGGATCAAGCAGAAACATTTGTCCAGGTAAATTCTGGAATTACATCAGTTGGCAATCAAATAGACCAGGGAGAGGCTGTTATCAATGCCTCATCTGGATCTCAACAAATAGGAACACAAATAGATCTAGGTCAAACCTCCTTAACAGAAACATCCAGCTCAGCCAATGTTGGAACACAAATTGATCTAGGGCAAGTTAATCCTATTGGGGTTTCTCAAACTGTATCTGCTGGAACACAAATAGACCTGGGAGCTGTCGTTTCTTGTTTGCCAACAAGTAATGTCACAACTTTAAATCCATTGCATTCTCAAAATATTAGCAATGTTGATTTTCATAATAACGCATTTAGAGTAAATCAAACTGACAATTACATGGTCTTTAGAAGAAATGTTTTAAATGAAGTTAATCAATCAGACTCAAGCAATGTTGGAAACACTTTAGCATTGTCACAAGCTCCAGATGGTCATCACAACACAAGCACAACTCATGTTTCGGTTAGAACTGACAGCAACTCAAATACTTATTTGCAAGTTTCTGGAGCATACAATGGATCAACTGCTGGAGGATCTGCTACAAATCAAAAAAGAACGATTTACAGATATACTCCTGATACACAAGGAGGAGCTCCAACTTACACAGGCTCAGCCTGGGCTTATGTTTATTATCAAACTTCTCCAATCGAAGATGATTTAGTCACAGCAACTATAGGATCTGTTTTAGTTAATGGACAAAGTGTTCTTACTGTAAATGGCTATCCAGCCTATCAATTTTCAGGGGATACTTCTAAAGAAACAGCAAATGGTGTTGGTGGACATTGGGAGGCTTTTGAAATTGATGGAACTTCGCAAACAAACACAGCAACAACTTTTGTTTCAGACTCAACAATTTACGAAACAGGAATTACAACTACAGGCACAGTTGGATCTAACAGAAAATTAAGTTTTACTCCATCTAGCTCAACTCCAAATCTTTATTATTTTTCATTGGAAAATAGCAATAAAGGAGGATTTGCGAGTGTAAATGATTTTGCTGGTGTTGAAAGCACTTTCTTATTAGTTGGTGGATCTCAAGCACAAGCAGAAAGTAATCTTTTTTCAGAAGGTGTTAGAAGGTATTTTGGTCTTGCACAAATTAATGGATCTAGTGGAGTATCTCCTGATGGTGGGTTAAAATGGACAAATCAATCAGTACCCAACACTTCCTGGACTGAACAAAAACAAGCACAATAATTTTACGAGGAAAAAATCATGGCCGACTCATTTTCTACCAATCTCAATTTAACCAAGCCTGAAGTGGGAGCATCAACAGATACCTGGGGCCAAAAAATAAATACCCAGGTTATTGATCCTATTGATGCGATATTTTCTGCAACAGGAACAGAGGTAAATGTAAGATTTAATTCAGCAAACTTTGACGATAACAAAAAAGCAATATTTGGCACAGGAGATGATCTGGAAATTTACCATGATGGATCTAATTCTGTAATTAAAGATGCTGGAACAGGATCTTTAAATGTCCTGGCTAATATTTTTGATGTAAGAAAAGCAGATAACTCAGGATCCATTGCATCCTTTAATGAGAATGGATCAGTTGCAATTACAGGAAATGTTGATGTCACAGGCAATATTACTGTTTCAGGCACAGTTGATGGTGTTGATATTGCCTCAAGAGATGCTGTCTTAACTTCCACAACTACAACGGCCACAGATGCAAACACATTGGCCACAACTGCTAACACTACTGCAAATGCGGCCTTGCCAAAAGCTGGTGGATCAATGACAGGCTTACTCACAGCCAACTCAGGTGTAGCTATAGACGATATTACTATTGATGGCACAGAAATAGATTTATCTTCTGGAGATCTAACTGTAGATGTTGCTGGAGATATTATTCTTGATGCAGATGGTGGAGATATTTCTTTTAGAGATGCTGGTACAGAAATAGGAAGATTTACGAATAACAGTACAAATTTTCAAATTTATTCTGCTGTTCAAGATGTAGATATACAGTTTAAAGGGAATGATGGAGGCTCTACTGTCACAGCCCTTACTCTTGATATGTCTAATGCTGGGGCGGCCACTTTTAATAATAATGTCACAGCTTTTTCAGACGAAAGACTGAAAGATAATATTAAAACTATAGAAAATGGTTTATCTAAAGTAGAGCAATTAAGAGGTGTCACTTACACTAGAGATGAAAAAAACAATATAGGTGTCATTGCTCAGGAAGTAGAAAAAATATTACCAGAAGTAGTATTAACTGCTGATGATGAAATGGGCACAAAGTCTGTGGATTACAGCAGATTGACAGCAGTATTGATTGAGGCAGTTAAAGACCTATCAGGTAGAGTAAAAGAATTAGAGGGTAAATAATGGCTTTACAAAGCTCAGGAGCTATTTCTTTGAATGACCTCCATATAGAGGCTGGAGGAACTTCTGGCACTATATGTTCTATAAATGACTCTGACATCAGGGATATGATTAGCAAAGGCCCAGGAGCTCAAATGTCATTTAATGAATGGTATGGAGCCTCTTCTAGCATACTTACTTTAAATGTTAGTTTAACTCTTAGTAGAGGAAATAGGACAACTTCTAACTGTGATTACAAAGGAAATTGTTATAGCACTACTACAGGTTATTATTACTATTTGAATGTGGCTAACTGGAATAGTCTTTCTTTTGCGTCAGGACAACAAACTCCAAGAGCATACTTAGGAACATTTCCTTCTAATGCAACTTCTGTAGCATCTACTTATGATAATTTTTTAGGTAGCACAGGGGGAACAACTTATAACTCTGTTAGTTGGGGATTTACCACAACAACAAACACTAGCAACGCAGTTGAGAGTATTTCTGCCATGATGGAATTAAAAGATGTTGGGGGATCAACAAATTATGCTCACTATCCAGCTTATAACTCAAATACAGCTATGCCAACAGGTTGGACTAATCTCAATGTAAGTTTTTCTTATGGTGGTACTAACTATAGTTGGGATTTTCCTAGGTCAGGATCAAATTTAACGCATGTCGATTTCACTTTTGGTGGAAGTGTTAGTGCTGGTTGGACTCCTCTCTATTTAAATACAGGCAACGTTAGTTCCTCTGGTTTTATTGGAGCTGGAAATTCGACAGCAATAACCATAACAGGGGCAACTATAACAATTACTTAAAATGCACGAATACACTAAAACAACTATAGATGGAATTGAATATGCTTTATATCAAGAGGAAGGTCTTAATTTTCAATTCCCATTTATTGATGATGCAGATGCACAAAAACAAATAAATGATTTTTTACATATAATTCACATAGAAAAAGTAAAAATTGAATATCCTGATACTTGGGATTTTGAATTAGAAAAGGAAACAGGATTAAGAGAAGAAGTATCTTTAGATCCTATTGAAAATTTACCAATAGAAAATGTTGAGGAGATATAAGAATGCTCAAATACAATTTTGAACTTATAAAAAATGCAAATATTGAAGATGAATTTCAAATATCTGTTGTTAAAGGAAATATTGGATGTGAAATATCAAGAACTGAAATACATGAACAGCCTAATTTTGACAAAATAGAATATTTAGAAGATTACAAAATAAATAAATCTTTGACTAATTATTTATTTATGAGTGGCAAAGTAAGTGTTCGTTATGAATTTGATGAAAACGATAATATTTCTCAGAGAGATGTAGATAAAATTATCGAGCTTAATAGACAAAATCCAGAAGATACTCATTCCACAGAAATTGTCACAGATAATTCTTATGGTTTTGATATAGATTATGGAGGTTATGTAAAAGCCTGGAGAGAAAGATCAGCAGATTATGAGCTATCAACTAACAAGGCAAGTATGAAAGCTATCGAAGATGATACGATTATTATTTGTTGTTTGCAGAAAAACTATGGCTATAAATTTTACAATGTTGATCTAAATCCAGATGAAACAATAGAAACTCCCAAGATGGGAAATATTAATTTTTTAATAGTTGGTAATAAATGTGAAGTCACAGTTCCCTCTCCTGATGTTATAGGAGAAGAGTTTAAATATAATTTTGATCAATATGATTGTAAAAAATTATCTAGTCAAAAATGTTTTGTAAAAAATGTAAGCGACAAAGTTTGTCGTGTTGTGATGCTATGCAGATCATAAAAGGTATAAAATTTTTAAGAGCTTATGCCTCAGGCAAAAGCCATATCAACGCAGATCTAAACCTGATTATGCAGATGGTGGATGAGCTTGATAGAAATTGCGATATAAAGTTAAAGAAAAAATTTAAAAGCCATCCTTACTCTAAAACATTTTATAACCAGGGAGATCTGAGAGCAGAAGTTTTAAAAGGCAGATATAAAAAAGGAACTTTTGGGAGTGAATTGAAAAAGTTTTGGAAAGAAAACAAAGAAGATCTGTTTAAAAAAAATTTAAACATTTCTAAAACAAAACATAAAAAAGATGTGGCTTACATGAAAGGCACATTAAACGAGCATGACATTATTCATTGCATTAATAAATTAGACTCAACACCTTTAGCAGAAGTTTCTGTTTTAGCTTTTACTATTGCCAAAGGTTTTAGATACAGTTTTTTTTACATACTCCTGGCAAGTGTTTTTATGGCTTTTAAAAATTCTTTTGGGAAAAAAGCTATCAAAGGTAGCTTGTTATTTAAAATAAAATATATGCCTTTTATAAGTGTAATTAGATTAATAAAAGAGGCTTATGTAAATGGAAAAAAATCACAATGGTTTATGACTATTGATTGGAGAAAATATTTAGATAAGCCTTTTGAGGATGTTAGAAAAGAATTAAATATAAAAGATTTTCCTGTATGGGAAGATCTAAAACCTAAGTGGTATGAATTACT